TGATCAGTGTGAACTTCAAACTTGAGTTCACCCTCGACCGCTGAGATGCGTACTCTTACGTCTACGCTCATTCTGAGTTTCCTTTCGTTGTGTGAGTTGTGGTGCTTACGCTTTCAATCGCAGCACCAAAGGTGTAATTCACGGTTGTGGTTGTACCCTGGGTAGTTGCTTCGGTAGTTGGGTAAAGGTCTTTCATAAATGGGAATTCCAGTTGGCTCACGGATGCTTGTCTTTGGTAGCACCTACAAACCCGGCACGGCGGGCTTGCTCGATGAGAGTCCGTATCTCGTCTTTAAGACGACGGTTCTCTGTTGATAGGGATTCGTTCTCCTCGCGCATTTGCCGGAGACCGAGCTCGAGTATTTGTTCTGATGTTCTCATAAAGATTGGGTTAAAGACGTCGGCTACTTCTTCTCCAATTTCGACTTCTCGATTTGGAGCTTCATTCGCTGTATTTCTAATTTCGTCCATATGGGATATCCGTAGTTATTCCGTTTAGATAATTCAGGTACTTCGACGTCAAACGCCGAAGCCTGTTCTTTCTTCTTTGATTTCATATATGAATTTGGCGGCAGACCTTATGGCGTCCTGATGTTGCTTTTTGTCTACCGCAAAGATGATCGCTTCTACCTGATCATTCGGGCAGTAGATGTCGGTAAACCCAAACCAGCGTTGAGCTAGCCAGAGAAAGATACTCATCAAAAAGGTATTAATCATTGTGCCCCCATTTCTTCTTTTTCTTTAAATCTTGAATTGTCTCGGCCAGCATCTTTTTGAAGGCGATGCTGAAAAAATCGTCCTTCGTAGCATCTTTCTTTCCGAAATAGACAAACTGGTCATACACATCGTCTTCCATCTGAAGATCGATCTCGACGGTATCAGACTCCCTTACGTCCAAAACCTTGATTTGACCTACATCTTTCCCCGTCTTTCTGTTGTAAATTGTTACCTTACTCTTAGCTTTCATTTTTTCTGACCCTTTCTTATTTTATAAAGAACCATCGCGGCCCTGCATAAAGCTCTCTGTAGGTGCCCGACGATGCCCTCTTTGTCCTCTTTTTTATTCCCGTCCAACATCATCATTGCGGTGGCCATATGGCTCACTGCTCGATCCGCAGAATATCGGATCGAATCCCGGGTAAACCATTGCCCGGGACCTGATTTTGTTGAACCTGTTTTTGATTTCCCGCCCCGTGTCATCACATGAACGATCTCTTTGGACGCATTCATGGCAATTTCGTCGGGAAGGGGATAGGAACTTGGCTGTTTCAAAAGCACAGAGGTGACGCGCTGTTCACGGATCTCCCGTAACACCATGGCCAAATCCCAATTCTTTAGATCAACCCGTCAAACCACGCGGTGGTTTCAGGGGTGTTCTTGCCGACCAAACGGAAAACTGGCGTGAACCAGCTGCCCATCGTGTTGGAGCGAAGTTGAGTTACCAACTCGTACTTGCCGCCAGAGAGTTTCTCGCGGAGAGCTGTGGTGGCTTCCGTGATCAACTGCTTGCCCGCATTGTTGTACGCGCTCTTGGCTAGGATCATCTGCGCCAGAGCGTAGTGGGCTCCGTCTTTCTCAAAGGCGAACAGGGGATGTGCGCCTTCGGGGCTTTGGACCGCCATCGTGAGGATTAGGATAGGATCGTAGATATCCATATCACCCTCAGTGATGTCGGTGGTGCCGCCTGCAGTACGCACGTCGGCTGCCGTGTTAAAGATTTTCGGACGTTCTTCCGTGCCGTAGGGAATCCTCTGCATGTACTTTTTTGCCATGCGGATGATCGTCAATTTGGCAGGAGACTTCTGGTTCCCAACGGATACCTCTTTCCGGAAGACGATGCTGCCGGGAGGGAAGTCGTTGGAGAGTTCGCCAGTCTTGTTGGCGATGTTGAGCCGGGGGATTTGGAAGTCGGAGACGTTAAATTCTCCCTCCATGCCGGCGTTGGTGGTCAAGGTGAGGGGCTGTTCGACAACCTCCGTCAGTGCCTTGCTCGATTCGGTTACTGTTTCTGGTTTTGCTTCTACTTTTGCTTTTTGTTCTTTAGGGAACGTAGTTTTCATTGTTTATCCTTTATTTTTCTTAGTTGATAGGACTCGCTTCCTCGCGTCAGGGCGTTCGCTTCGGTGAGTTTGTCCTCAAGGTTGTCGCGTTCTTCTTGTTTTGTGCCCCGAGGAGCCTTGCTGGCGACTTGATCAGCTAGCTCCTTGAAGTTGACTGTGACGGCTTCCATAAATTCAGCCGTCGAGATCTTGTCTTTGACCAAATCGTACGCCTTGTTGGCGTCCGTGATCTTTCTTGCCCCCTGGACGGCCGTAAGACCATATCCAGGGATCTCGTTTCCTTCCTTCGCGTACTCAACGTTGTGTTTGCGTACGGAACCGCACCAAGCTTCCAGCACCGGTACGAGGCGTTGTGCCTGTGATCGTTTTTCCGGTGTGGCTAGCTGGCTTGGGTGGAAGAGATCGGGAAGTTGAGCGTCGTGAGCCAGGTCATAAGACTTGGCCAGAGAAAGGGACATAGCCTGGACTGCGTCACAGGTCGCGATACGGGAGCAGTAAATGCACTGGTCACCGGGGCGGGCCATATCCGGGGTATTATTCCTAGCCCGTTCGATGATGCCCTTGATTCTGGCGTTCATCTTGGGGAGATCTCCGTCTCTGGTGAATGAAGCCGAGTCCACGTAATCCAAGCGGGGTTGGAGAATGTGGAGCTTGAGATTCTTTACGTACGGATACTTCTTAAAGACGCCGATTGCGTACGCCCACATCTGCGGGTTGGTCTCCGCTGGGTCAACGGGGTTAAAACCAAATTTGAAATCGAACATCGCAGCCTCATCTGCACAAATGAAAAAGCGATCGACGTAACCCCATTGGTCAAACACATCGAGCTTCTGCTCAGACAAGTCCATGAACTTGGAATTCTTTTCCGTGTACTCAGCTTTGGCTGATTCGACGAATGAAAGACATTTGTGGACGAGAGCTTTTTCAGTGGAGTCGAGACCTTCCATCTCGCCGGTCTCACACGCTTTGTGCATCGCAGTTCCGCGGAGAGTTACTGGATGAACTTCACCAGAATTGTCTTTTTGATAGCAGGGACAGAGCTCAAAGTACTTGAGGCTGCTCGGTGAGTAGCTAGCGTGATTGTCAGTAGTACTCATGAGGGCAAAGTTACTACCAGATCGCCGTCATTAAGCAAGTCAATTTCACGAATTTTGGATTTTGTTTTACGTGCGACTTGTTCTTCGACTGAATTTGCGGCGTAAACTAAATATTGTCTGCAATGACTCTTCGATCCGGTGCGTGCGATGCGACCGAGAGCTTGTTTTAAATCAATCGCCGAGTACGTCGGACACACCAAACTCACTCGAGGACGGCCGTGTAAATCGTGAAGCGAGAGTCCAACACCGCCGGCTTGAATTTGCACGATGATTACGTGTTCTTTGTTCGCTTGAAACTTGTCGATTGCTTCCTGACGCTCTTCTGCGCTTTGCTCTCCGTGAATTGCAGGGGCATTTAAACGCTCCATAAGCGTCCGGCAGGTCTGCATGAAATTGGTAAAGATCACGACACTGCATCCAGCCTCAACATGCTCCTTCGCCATCTCGGTAAGTACGGGCACTCGCAGTAGTTCAACCTCCTGGCGGAGTCTTAATAGCCTTGTACGGGGCTCAGATGGGTCGAAATCGTTGGACTTAGCCTCTGCCAAGGCCGCCAGCTCGGCCTCCATTTGGCCGTAGAGCTTGCCAATGCGGTCATCAATATCGAAGACCTCGGACATAACATTGTTTTGAGGGAAGGCATCACCCAGCTCTTCCACGCGAGTACGTACGCCACGCTTGGGGAAGATATGTGCGTGAATCTGGAGAAGACCTTCTTTGCCTCCGTAGTATTGGAAGCCGCCCCAGGGGGCTTGAGCTACCTTCATGGTCTTAAGCCAACCCCAGTAGTTTACCCCGGTGTGAATACCTAGAAGGTCGCCCGTCCAGCGCATATCCAGGGGGTTCTGAGCAGCCGTAGCTGAGAGCATCAATACGGTATGATCGGCTTTAGACGCACCCAAGATCTTACCGTTCTGACTGCTGTATCCTTTGCACTTATGAACCTCGTCAAAAATCAGAAGGGTAGAGGAGGGGAGATCCCACTGCCATTTCTTGGCAACCCACTTGCCGTGCTTTTTTCCGGTTCGGAGTTTTTCGTAGTTGATGACGAACAGAGGTTCGACGCCAGCTTCTTTGAGCCAATGCTTCCAGGAAGGTATGACCGCTTTGGGACATATCACTCCCACGGGCATATTCATTTGCTTTGCGACAAAGGTCGCCGTGACCGTTTTTCCTGTCCCACAATCGCTAGCGTCCAACGCCACGCGGTTGTTGATCAGGGCGTCCATCAACTGGGACGCGTTTTCCTTCTGCCAAGGAAAAAGATTCAAGTTTCGATGATCAACGATACAAACGAACCTTCAGGATCATCACTTCCACTTCGCCAGACCTGAACTTCCTGGATATCGAAGCAGTCCGAATCCACATCGACGCAGATGTCGAGGTGGGGGCTTACCTTTTGCAGCTTTTCCAACAGTTCTCCAACTGTCATTTTATTTCTTCTCCACGGGGCGGATGCACTTTAGTTACCAGCTCGAACCAAGAATCCGCGGTCATGGTCACGAGCCAGGGTGAATTGTTTTTACGGTGCGCCACTGCGATGGGTTTTCCTCCGCAGTCTCGTACCGCTTGTTCAACAGCTTTTCCGACGTTAAGGGCCTGCACCCTTTTGACTTCGAAATGGAATGGGAGTTCGGAAATGACGTCGGGTGCATCCGGATTCCCAGAGAACTGCTGGCCACGCCTTGCGGTGTAGCCACGCTTTTTGACTTCGTCTCTCCACTCACGCTCACCGACACAACCCTTGGCACGACTATTCACGTGCGACTCCGAATTTATCATTCGCGAGCCACGCCTGGATATCCGACTCACAAATGCGGATAATTCCACCAGCTTTCGAGTGAGGGAGGGGATGACGTTTGTTGTTTAAGTAACGACGAATTGTGCGGTCGCCAACATGAAGCCGAGAGGCTGCTTCTTTTACGGAATAAATCTTTTCTGGGATTTGTTTGCTTACTTCAGATGGATTTACATTCTCAACGACAATGTGAAGTTTGTTGGAAGGAGTGACTGCGACTTTAAAAGACTGAGCTTCCAATATCAGATTCATACGGTGTGTTACATCTAAACACGCCGTCTTACGGCAGTCAATCCAAATTAAAAACTAGATGTGTTTTTTGCGGGAACCTTCTTTTTGATAAGACTTCATTTATGACTCGTTAATGTTAATCCTTACTCCGTCTTATCCTTTTGGTGCAAAATCACCTTTTAAGCGTTTTTCTACCCTGCGCATCGATGTACTGTGCCAAAACCATTCTGACCAATCCTGAAACGTTGTTTACCCCTATTCGCCGGCTTTCCTCTTCGAGGAATTTTGCCATGTGCTTAGGTAAGCTTATTGTTTTTACTGTTTGGTTACTCGATCTTTCGTGACTCCTCTCCTGCTGTTCTTTCATTTGTCCCTCCTTGACCCGGAAGAATTGCGAAGTACCTCTCCGCCATAGTCCGGGTCACTGTTTTTCCATCCACCTGGATGGTCTTGTACCTACGTAGCACCATTGTCGGGCTATTGCCCATCGCCAGTGCAGTTGTTGAAGCATCTCCTGTCATAGCTAAGTAGTAGGTAGCAAAGCTGTGACGATTTGCGTTTTGTTTCCAAGTAAAAAGCGGTTTTTCCTTTTGGATTTTGTGAATTAAATCTTCAAGCCAAGCATACAGGTCTTTATTAATTTCACCCGATCCAAGGCTTTTGAGTATATTTCCTTTATATAGCCTAAAAGGGCTAAGCCAAGCTTTTAGGTTGTCGGTCATTGCAATAGTTCTATCGTTGTTAGCTCTTGATTTAGAACCACCTACAAGCTTTCCTTTAATTAAAATCAAATTGCTAGACCAGTCGAGGTCTTCCCAGTTCATTCTCTCTATTTCGGACGATCTCACCCCCGCAAAAGCACCCAAAACAACCCATGGTATAATCCTTTTTGGGGCGTGTTTTAAAATTAGACGCATGTCCTCGACGGACCAACTTTCCAATTTAGCGTCATTAACCCGGATACTTTCAGTCTTTTCAGCTTGGTGATCCTTATCTGGTTCCAAGTAGTCCTTCCTCTTGGCGTAGTCAAAAATCATGCTGATGGCTCCGCGGTAGTGCTGTCGAGTTCTTGGCTGCCATTCCGGGTTGGCCAAGAATGAATCCAATTCCTTGGCCTTGATTGTTGAGATAACTCGGCCACCAAAAACCCTCTCAAACTTACCCCAACGAACCTGGAGAGTTTGTTTCTGCCGCTTTTCAATAAAGGTATCGTTCAGCTTGATGTTGAGCATTTCCTTCAAAATTTCACTAACCGTGATCTTTGGTAGTTTGTTATCACTGGTTCTCAACCACAGGTTGACTGCCTCACTCAGGGGAGTACCACCCATCTTTTTTTCTAGGTCCCTAAAATAAATCAGCTCTTTATTTGATACGGCCACCATCGAAGCTCTTCCGTCAGCCAAGTCTCTGGCAATTCTACGAGCCTCGCGCTTTGCTTCGGTAAGTTCTGCAATTGCTCGACGTTGTCTTTTCCCCTCGGCCCACCACGTAACCATGTACGTCAAATAATTCTTATTGTTGACGCACTGATATATTTTAACATTGGCGAATCCATCTTGGATCTCGATCGGCTTAAATTCTTTTTTCATGCTGAATCGAAACATTACTGACAATTAATGTCTGTCGTCAAGGAAAAGTTGTACATTTTATGACCGCTCGCTCGTCATTAGTGTCAACTGTAAGTCGTTTTTACTCAACAAAAGCCTAGACAAATCGTGTACAAGTTACTGACAGTCAATGGTTTTGTAAACCGCTGGTCGTCGGTTCAAATCCGACAGCCGGCTCCAATTTAAGTAGTTGAAATACAGTAGCTTGAGTGAATGACCCCTTAAAAATTTGTATTGACAAATTCTCGATTACTGACAATTAATGTCTGATGCCAACGACTTTGTATGGAAAGGTATGGCCAGATGGGGCCGGAAAACTCGAAATTGAGCTTATGGCTTTCAAGCTTGGGCTGACCCCCGAAACGGGAGGTTTGGGCAAGTTTCAGCATTTCAAAAACGTTGTGGAGATTCTGTGGCCTTACCACAAAACTAGGAACAAAGCCGGGTTCTGCTGGCACCCTTGGGCGGAGCGGATGATCCAGGCCGCTTGCGAGCAGGACTACCTTGCTATCTCCGGCCCCAAGTCCAGCGGGAAGACGGCGACCTTTGCCATGTGGGGGTTGGTGAACTGGCTATGTGCTCCCCACGAGACCCTTGTCCTAGTTACCAGCACATCTATCCGGGAAGCTCGTAAACGCCTTTGGGGAGGCATCCGTGAGCGATTTTTGCAGGTTCCAGGCTTTCCTGGGAAATTGATAGACTCCATGGGTAAGATTATTTTGACGGAAGGGGAGTCCAGCGATCGATCTTCCATAACCCTGGTGCCGTCCAGCCCTGACAAAGAGAAGGAGGCCACGGCCAAACTTATCGGTCTTAAGAACCAGCGGGTGTTCCTTATCATCGACGAGGCCACCGACGTGACCAACTCGGTCTTTGAAGCTATCTCCAATCTAAACGCTAACCCTACGTTCCAGTGCATCGCCCTGGGTAACTTTTCCAGTCAGTACGACCCCTTCGGTATGTTCGCCACTCCTGTCGGCGGATGGAACTCGGTCACGGTAGATCAGGAGGAGTGGAAGACTAAGCTGGGTTTGTGCCTTCACCTGGACGGGGCCAAGACACCTAATCTTGATCATGACGACGCTTGGCCGTTCTTGCTCACAACAAAACAACTACGGCACGCCGAAGACCACGACGGCGAGCACAGTATTTCCTTTTGGCGATTCATCCGTTCCTTCCCAGCTCCTGGTGGAGCCGAGGAGTCTATTTACTCGGAAGCAGACTTCCGCAAGTTCGAGGTCGATAAAGCTCCTAAGTGGATTGAGCCACCCAAGGTAGTCGCTGGACTCGATCCTTCGTTTACCAACGGCGGAGACAGAACGGTGCTGTATTTCTTGGAGTACGGACGGACTGAGGAAGCTGGGCCTACTGTGAACTTTAAAGATTTCACTATCATCAGAGAAAACGTAAACGACCCGCAACCCAGAAACTTTCAAGTG